TGGTATCTTAAAATCGAAAATAGAAAATGTATTATTAGAATCGTATAATAATGGAACATTTAAACAAGAAATAAAGAATTTTAAAAAACTGGTGTTAGAGAATAAAAACATCAGTAAAATTTTCTATATGTATGATGAATTAAATTCACCAAAAGCATTATCCGAATCATATATCACCGAATATATTCACGAATGTATTACTATATATGAAAATACCGTAAATAAAATATCCACATCTGAAATTAAAAAATTAAATGAATGGGTTAAAGATTCTAAATCAAATGACGCTTACGATAATATTGATAACTTATTTTCAAGAGATGTTTTAACAATTGAATCAAGAATTAAAAGTAAAAAAATTATTTCAGAAAATTTAAGAAAATTACCTATCACTAAAACTGAAAGTGTTAATATACCATTAAAAGCAATGGTTAGTATTGCCAACCAAACAATTAATAGTTATATAGAATCTTTAAATGAATCCGATAAAGATGAATTGATTAAATTACTATCTGAAGACGATAGTAAACTTAATGAAGATTTTAATGTGATTAAAGAAAGTGTCGTGGATAAATTAACTAAAATGAAATCTACTTCAGATGATAGTTCAGTTAAGAGCAGAATCAATGATACCTTATCTAAGGTGATATCTGAGAAATACGACAAACTAACTTATTTTAAACTTAAAAGTTTAAACGAAACTCTTTAGTCGTTATTCGACTTAAACTTCTTTTGGACATACTTTGCCTTAGAAAGTTCAGCTCTTTTAATAACAGACTCTTTAACAAATTCTTTTCTTTTAACAAGTTCAGAACTTTGTCGAGTTTTTATTACCTTACTTTTATAAAGTTTTAAAGCTCGCTCAATCGTAGTGTTTTTATCTAATTTAACTATTAACATATAATACATATATCCCCATCTTTTCAAAAAGTTTTGACTATTGTGGTATTTTCACCTATTTTTTTAAAAAATAAACGAGAAAATATGGAAATTAATGAAAAAGGGGAAAACCTCACAAATTCATGGGTTTAAGACTGCTAAAATAATATATGGAACAGTCGACTCAATGAGTTTAAAATCTCTCTACCTAAACATCCAAACGTGGGTAGAACCAATTTACGAAGCTAATAACTGGACAAGGACAGTTCTTAATATGAGTAGAGGTATAAAACATTCAGTCTATGAATCATTAGACAAAACAATTTTTGATACAAATTTCATTGTTGACTTGGATTTAAGGTCAAGCGGTCTAACAACCGGAAAAAAATCTTTTATGAATTTAGAAATTAATTTTTTTATAATTCAAACTGATATGGACTTTAAATCCGATGAAATTAAAAATTCGTTAAAAGAAATTATTAACCAAATCTTTTTAGATAACTTTTTAGAAAATGAAAATTTTAAGTTTTATCTAACAAAAAAAATCAAATCGGAGGTGGAATCAGTACAAATTGAGAATGTTTAATATTTATAAATAAAACATTCAAGATGAATTTAACAATTTTAAAACCAAATGAAATAGGGAGAGGGATATTAATTGAAGAAGATGCCGGATTTATTTCACCAACAGATAAGAAAAATGCTGCGATGATTAAAGAGTCTAAAGAAGATTTAGACCATTCAAAACCTTTTGAATTTTATGCGGTTCTACAAAAATATAATACACCAAATAGAAATGGTAGATTGTATCCTGAAAGAATCTTAAAAAGAGAGGCCGAGAATTATAAAAAGATGATTAACAAAGGAACTGCCCTTTCTGAATTAAATCATCCTGAATCATCGTTAATTGATTTAGATAGAGTATCTCACTCAATTACCGAGATATGGTGGGAAGGACCCGTTTTAATGGGTAAAATAAAACTATTAACATCTCCGGGTTTCCACGAAAGAGGGATTGTATCAACCAAAGGTGATTTAGCGGCAAACTATCTTAGACAAGGCGTAACATTGGGTATATCTTCAAGAGGTGTAGGGTCTCTTAAAAAAGTGGGTGAACAAAATGAAGTACAAGATGATTTTGAATTAATCTGTTTTGACTTAGTTTCATCACCATCAACACCGGGAGCATACCTTTTTCAAAATCCTGACGATAGGTTTAATTTTGATGAGAATTTGGAAGAAGAGAAAAAAATGAAAGTAGAAAGACAAGTTGGCGAATCTGGAAACAAATCGCTTGACTTAATGAAAAAATTAAACGATTATTTAGGATACTAAAAAAAAATTAAACATTATGGACGAAAAGTATTTCATCGCAAAAATTACATTGGATTCAGTAGATACTGAAACAGGAAAACTTAAAAAGTTAAGAGAAGAAAAATTAGTTAGTGGTTACAATCCCACCGACGTAGAGGCGAAAGTCACTAAAGTATTTGAAAATTATTCTATGGAGTGGAGAATAACCGCTATCGTTGAGAGTAAAATTAACGAAGTTATAGAATAAAAAAATTTTAATTGATTAAACTAAAAGGAGACATTTTGTCTCCTTTTTTTGTTTTTTACATTTTTGTGATATTTATTAATAAATAAAAAGATGTTATGAATATTAGTACAAATGTGCTTTTTTCATAATTTCATATATTTATATATTAAAATAACATAAAACAAATGGCAAAAGAAAAATCTTTAGTTGAAGAAGCTATCATCCAAATGAAAAACTTGGAAGAAGCGGTAGCTGAAAATGCAAAAGGAATACTTGCTTCTACTATGAAGGAAGAAATCAACGAACTAGTAAAAGAATCTCTAACTGAACAAGATGAAGATGAGATTGAAACTGACATTGACATGGAATTACCTGACATGGATGACGAAGAGTCTGACGATGAAGAAGGTGATGAAATGGATATGGATAACCTTGATATGGACGATGACGATTCAGATGATGAAGATGTTATCGACCTAACTAACATTAAAGATGACGAAGAAATCTTACGTGTATTCAAATTGATGGGTCCGGACGATAATATTGTTGTTACTAAAGATGATTCTGGTAACATTAATATTAAAGACAACGAAACCGACGCTGAATATATGATTGTTACAGAAGGTGAAGAAGATGACGATGAATATCAAGAATTTGATGAATCAGAAGAATTTGATGAATCAGATGAATCTATCGAATCTATTGTTGAAAGAATTTTTGGAAACGACGAAGAAGAAGAGGAATTTTCTTTTGATGACGAAGACGAAGATGATGAAGACGAAGAAGATTTTGAAGAATTTGATGAGTCTGAAGAATTAGTTTATGAAATTGAAATGGACGAAGAAGAAATGGATGAAGAATTAGACGAGGAAGAAATGGAAGAGGATGACGATATGGGTGACGAAGAGGAGCCTGTTATGGAATCTAAAATGTCTGTAAAACCTAAAGGTACTGGTATCGGAAGTCCTAAATTCAAATACGATGCTAAACCAAACCAAGGAAAAGGATTTGATGTGAAGAAAAAAGAAGCACCAAAATCAGTTGGAACAGGTAAAGCTAAATTTGAATACAAAGAAGGTGAAAACCTTGATGGAGAATTTAAAGACATCAAAAAAGCACCGGTTAAAAAATCGTCCGTTAAAAAAGTAGAAACTAAAGAAGCTGCTCACACATACGGAAATGGTTCTAAATCAGGTAGAGGATTAAGAAAAGGAATTACTCCTAACAGAAATCTAACATTTGAAAATACAGAATCAAATGAATTAACAATTCTTAGAGAAAAGAATGAAGAGTATAGAAAAGCTCTTAATGTATTTAGAAATAAATTGAATGAAGTTGCAGTATTTAATTCAAACTTAGCTTACGCTACTCGTTTGTTTACAGAACACTCAACATCAAAACAAGAAAAAATAAATATATTAAGAAGATTTGATGGTGTTGAAACTATCAAAGAATCTAAAAATTTATATCAAAGTCTTAAAGATGAACTTTCAGTTAATACAAGTCAACCAATGAACGAATCGATGGAAAGAGCAATTCAAAAAGCTCCGGTATCAGGTTCAGCGATTAACTTAATTGAATCAAAAACTTATGAAAATCCTCAATTCCTTAGAATGAAAGATTTAATGAGTAAATTAAAATAAAAATAAACTAAAAATTAATAAAAACCAAAAAAATGGGAGCATTATTAGAATCAGGTCTAGTTGGTAACATAGGGTTAAAACACCTTAAAGTTATTAAAGAAGACACAATTAACAAATGGGATAAATTAGGATTCCTAGAAGGACTTAAAGGTCACTTAAAAGAAAACGTAGCTCAATTATATGAGAACCAAGCGTCTTTCCTAATCAACGAAGCTACTTCTGACGGGTCTTCAGGTTCATTCGAAACTGTTGTATTCCCTATCGTAAGAAGAGTATTCTCTAAATTATTAGCGAATGAAATCGTATCTGTACAAGCAATGAATTTACCAATCGGTAAATTATTCTTCTTTGTACCTAAAATTCAAGGATATGATGGTGGAAGTGCATCTGAATCAGGTGAACACTATTCTCCAATCGGTTCTCCAGGTGATTATCCTGGTGATGTAAATGCAGGTTACGGAGACAGTGCTGGAGCTTACAAGAAAAATCTTTATGATTTATTCTATGAAGGAAATGAAGGTCAATTAGACCCTCCAGGATTGTTTGATTATTCTAAAGGACAATGGTCAGCTATTACTGCTACAACAACAGTACAAGTATGGCAAGATGGTGGATTAGTTAACGCTGGTTCAGAATATAATGGTCAAAACATTAGAAAAATTATTGTTAAAATGTCAGGTTTCGCTAACTCTGGCGCTGGTAAATTAATCGGACCTGATGGTAACGAATATGATTCTGAAACTTTCTTATCTGATTTGAAAATTTTCGCTAACGGTACTGCAACAGATAGTACTTGGTCAGGAGCTTCTCCTTGTGATGTAGTATTTAACGCTGCCGGTACTGCTAATTCTTTATTGTTCAGAGTTGTTACTCAACAATATGGTAAAGGTATCGTATCTTACGGTGGTCAATCACAAGCTCCTTGGGCATCTCAAGGTAATGGTGGTAGTTATAATGATATCTGTGATATCTCTGGTATTATCTATTTAGAAGTTGATTTATCTTGTCCTGTATGTATTTCATGTGGTGCTGACTCTTTAGACGGTTACACAGGAACAACAATTGGAACATTAGCAAATAATGACTTCAGTGCTGTTTTCAGAAGATATAAAGAATTAGAATTTGAAGATAAAATCGGTGAGGTTTCTTTCGAATTAGATTCAGTTACTGTTTCTGTTACAGAAAGAAAATTAAGAGCACAATGGTCTCCTGAGTTAGCTCAAGACGTTGCGGCTTTCCACAACATCGATGCTGAAGCTGAATTAACAGCTTTATTATCTGAACAAGTTGCTGCTGAAATTGACCGTGAAATCTTAAGAGATTTACGTAAAGGTGCTGCTTGGAACTTGAGATGGGATTACAATGGTTGGAAACGTTTATCTTTGACAACTTCTTATACTCAAAAAGATTGGAACCAAACATTAATTACAGCAATCAACCAATTGTCTGCACAAATCCACAAATCTACTTTAAGAGGTGGAGCAAACTGGATTGTTGTATCTTCTGAGGTTTCTGCTATCTTTGATGATTTAGAGTACTTCCACGTATCTAATGCTTCTCCTGAACAAGACCAATATAACATGGGTATTGAAAGAGTAGGAACATTGGCAGGACGTTACCAAGTTTACCGTGACCCTTACTTCCCAGCTAACACAGTGTTAATTGGGCATAAAGGAACATCATTGTTAGACACAGGATACATCTACGCACCATACGTACCGTTACAATTAACTCCAACAATGTACAATCCGTTCAACTTTACACCTATCAAAGGTATAATGACGAGATACGCAAAAAAAATGGTAAATAATCGCTTCTATGGCAGAATTACTGTAGATGGTGTTAGAACATTCGATTTAAGAGAATTGAGATAATCAAAATCTTAAAATATTTAAAAAAAAGGGACTATATGTCCCTTTTTTTTATGTATATTTGTAAACAATAGAGAAAATGAGAGTATTTATAGTATGAGAAAAATTATATTTAATGATGAACAAATAAAGGATATGGTATCTTTATATGTTAACGATATTTGGGGGACTAGACAGATTGGTGAAAAGTATTCAGTTTCTGAAAAAACAATTAATAGGGTATTAAAAGAAAATGATGTTAAGATGGATACTCCTGGTAGAAGATACTTTGGAGGAAAAAAAACATCTGATAAAAAATATTACGAATCTAATAAAGAAAAAATATCAGAATACTATTCTGAATGGAGAGAAGATAAGAAAGAACATCTAAAAGAATATCAAAAAAAATGGAGAGAAGAAAATCAAGATAAATTACGAAAAACCAAACGTGATTACGAAAGAAATCGTAAAGCGAGAGACCCCCTCTATAAACTAATTTCTAATTTCAGAACGGCAATTTACACAGTACTAAAAGAAAGTAATGTAGATAAATACGGCCATTACTTTGACATCCTACAATATACACCGGAGGAATTGATTAATCATTTAGAGAAACAATTCACGGACACGATGAGTTGGGATAATTATGGGATTTGGCATGTTGACCACAAACTACCAATAACATCGTTTGATATACAGGAGATGGGAGATGAGGAATTTATGAGATGTTGGTCATTAAACAATCTCCAACCTATGTGGGGTGAGGAGAATATTCGTAAATCCAATAAATTATTATAAATTATTGGGTATTTATATTAAAAGAAAAATATGAATAATTTATTTGAGATAT